ACCAAATATGATGGTTCATATTGACGATACAACACAAGAATTAAAATTTCATATCGGAGAAGATATTGATATTGACAACGAAAGTGTCCATAATATGATGACACAACTAAAATCTATGGCACGTACTAATATGTTAGATTTCGATATTCGTTCGTTCGGAAAACATATAGAACCCAAGAATTATGCATATAAAGTTAAACAAAATCAGGAGCAAACCATGACAGACCACGTCAATGAAGGCATGGGCCCATTGTCGGGTTCATCGAAAACAAGCAGACAGACATTAGAAAATGTACGAATAATTTTAAAACATCGTGCGCCAGTAAACGAAGAATCTCGCGGTTCTCGTTCACGCAACATCTCAGCAATCTTTGTTGAAAATGGTGAAGGTGAACGTTTCAAATATCCATTTGTCCATTTAAATGGTGCAAGAGCGATGGCAAGACACGTTGCATCAGGTGGTGAAACACATGATGTAGTAGGCGAAGCAATTATAGAAATGTCAGATAACTTATCAAGATTGAAAGAGTTCATGGGCGTAGTTAACAAACAAAACTTAGTGAATGAAACTAATCGTTCTGATGTATATAATGTTAAACGTAGTATACAGTCAATTAAAGAAACTATACAAAAAATTCAAGGTAATAAAGGTTATGCTAGTTTCATAGAAAGCATTGCTCTTAGAGAAGAATCTGAACAACAAGAAATTTCAGAAGAAGCAGTTGACACATTTGTACAAAAGTTTACAAAATCAACATTTGAAGAATCATTAAGAGATATTTTTCCATTATTACATAAAGTAAATGAAGAAGAAATGGAAAATCGTAGAGATAATCAAACTGCGAGAATTAAAGAAATAATGACAGCAACAGTTAAAAAGACTGGTGAGAAAATCAATACAATTTCTTTTGGCGACTCAAGTGATGCGGCATATGACTACACACAGATTAAGAAGCAGTTTGCTGAACCTCGTACTCCAGAAGAAGCGGCAGAACAGAAAATTTCTAAGATAGCAATGACATTTGATGATATGGCTGATAGAGTCAAAGTAGACACAATACTAGATAAGAAAGGTAAAAAGAAAGGTCACGACTTAGCGGCTGAAGTATCTTTTTTCTTAAATGATATTGCTAATGCGATTCGTTCAAATCCAAGAACAATTCCTAAAGATGATATGCAAGTTGCAGGTCACTTACTTAAGATGTCTAAGATGTCAGTAGAAAAAATTGAACCAAAAACAGCAGATGAAAGAATGGATGAATCACTTGAAGAAGCATTTTCAAAATATATGATTTTCTAGTTGACATTCATAGTCAACCTATGCTATAATAAAGAAGAGTGTTAAAACTCTTCTTTTTTTATGGGCAATAACCGCTACATTTGGGGTTAAAAAACTTTCAAAAAGACGCATTTACCACTTGACTTTTGTAAAAAAGATAAGTATAATAGTATCATGTTAGAAGAAATGTGATACATTTAGACTAATATAAAACTAATAGTAATAAAACAACTAATAAAGGCTAATATAGGAGAACACCATGGCTACACTAGCAGAAATCCGTGCGAAATTACTCGCACAAGACAGCAAAGCATCAGACAATGCATCCTCAAACAGAGGGTCAGATGCTGTATACCCTTTCTGGAATATGGACAATGACAATACAGCAGTATTGCGTTTCCTACCAGACTCAGACCCAACAAACACATTCTTTTGGAAAGAACGACAAGTTATCAAACTTCCGTTCCCAGGTGTTAAAGGCGGCGATGAATCAAAAAAAGTAATCGTTCAAGTACCTTGCGTTGAAATGTGGGGCGAGTCTTGCCCAATTCACGCAGAAATTCGTCCTTGGTTTAAAGACCCAGCAATGGAAGACTTAGGTCGTACATACTGGAAAAAGCGTTCATACGTTTTTCAAGGTTTGGTTGTAACTGACCCAATTGGTGGTGAGCAACCCGAAAATCCAATCCGTAGATTTATCATTGGACCACAAATCTTCAAGTTGCTTAAAGCGGCACTGATGGACCCAGATATGGACAATCTACCAACGGAATATGAACAAGGTACTGATTTCCGTTTAACTAAAACAACAAAAGGTCAGTATGCTGACTACTCAACTTCATCTTGGTCACGTAAAGAGCGTTCACTAAATGAAGAAGAACGTCAATCAGTTGAAACTCATGGTCTTTATGACTTGAATGAGTTCATGCCAAAACGTCCAACTGAGGATGACATGCGAATTATCACAGAGATGTTTGAAGCATCTGTTGATGGTGAATTGTATGACCCGACTCGTTGGGGACAGCACTATAAACCTTATGGGTTAGATGTTCCTGCAGGAACTTCAGCACAAACTACGACAACTGCACCTGCTCCACGAGTAGAAGAAGTTAAAGTAGAGGCTGTAGCACCTACAACAGCAACACCTACGCCAACTCCGACTCCAGCACCAGTAGTAGCAGAAACTACGACTGAAGCACCGAAGTCAGATGCGGCAGATATCTTAGCAATGATTCGTAGTAGAAAAACTGACTAAGAACCAATGATTGAGTGTGGGAGAGTATCAACTCTCCCTACTCTTTTTATATCACATAAGGAGAAATATATGCCACGAGCCTTTGATGCGAGTAAATTTCGCAAAAATATAACAAAATCTGTACCAGGTATGAGTGTTGGTTTTAGAGACCCAGACACATGGATTAGTACAGGAAATTACACATTAAACAAACTTATCAGCAATGACTTTCATCGAGGAATTCCTCTAGGTAAAGTAACAGTATTTGCTGGCGAAAGTGGTGCAGGTAAATCATTTGTTGCCGCAGGTAACGTAGTTAAAAATGCACAAGACCAAGGAATTTTTGTAGTTCTAATCGATAGTGAAAATGCACTAGATGAAACGTGGTTACACGCACTCGATGTAGATACTACACCAGAAAAATTATTAAAATTAAACGTAGCAATGATTGATGATGTTGCTAAAATCATTTCAGACTTTATGAAAGGTTACAGAGAAGACCACGGAGATACTGACCACGCAGAACGTCCAAAAGTTTTGTTTGTGATTGATAGTTTAGGAATGATGATGACACCAACTGATGTTGACCAGTTCAATAAGGGAGACATGAAAGGTGATATGGGTCGTAAGCCAAAAGCCCTAGCATCACTAGTACGTAACAGTGTGAATATGTTTGGTGACTATAACGTAGGTTTAGTTGCTACAAATCATACTTATGCATCACAAGATATGTTTGACCCAGATGATAAAATCTCTGGTGGTCAAGGATTTATCTATGCTAGTTCTATCGTAGTAGCAATGCGTAAACTTAAACTAAAAGTAGATGCAGACGGTAATAAGACTTCACAAGTACATGGTATTAGAGCGGCGTGTAAAGTAATGAAAACACGTTATTCTAAACCATTTGAAAGTGTTCAAGTTGAGATTCCATATGAAACAGGTATGAGTCCCTACAGTGGACTTGTTGAATTCTTTGAAGCAAAAGGTTTACTTGTTAAACAAGGTAATCGTTTGAAATACGTGACGAAATCAGGTGATGAGATGATTGAATTTCGTAAGAATTGGACTGATGAAAAACTCGATGTAGTTATGAATGAGTTCAATGACGAAACGTTGAAAGATGTGAATTCAGAAGCGGAACAAGTTGAGACAGAAGAAGTATAATTCTGGCAATCTGTATAAATAGATTGCTTACGAACAACAAGAAAACACAGAGGAGTCAACTTGGAATCAGAATCACTTTACGAATTGTGGGAAACACTAGTAAACTATATCCCTGCAAAAGATAAAATAGAAGCAGGAGAGATGTTTATAAAACAATGCGATGATTTGGGTCTAAGTAGCGAAGACATCGAACTATTAATCGATGGTGACTTAATCTTGTCCACTGCACTAGATAGATTCTTCGAAGATGAAGAAGACTTTAATGATGATGAAGACTGGGAATAATGAATTGGTATAGCAAAATAGTAAGCGACTGGAGTGAAATTCCAAATTGTATTCAATTTTTTGAAAAAGAACTATTGGATGCAAGAAAAGAGGTAAAGATAAAAGGAAACATAGAAAAAAATGCTACCTATCTTCCTGCTTATGTTGAATTGCGTTTCGGTCAATTACAAGAAATAGAAGCAATATTAGAACATCTAAATATTCAGTTACGAAAAAAGAGAAGTTCGTATCTTAGAAAATATTTAGAAAATTATAACAAAGTTTTAAGTAGCAGAGACGCCGAGAAATACGCAGATGGCGAAGATGAAATTGTTGCAATTGGCGAATTGATAAATCAAGTTGCTTTGGTTAGAAATCAATATCTAGGAATAACAAAAGGATTCGAAATTAAGCACTTTCAACTGTCAAACATTATTAAGTTACGTGTGGCAGGAATGGAAGATTCAGAAATTAACACATATTAGGGTAGAGACAATAATGACTGGAATTCATATAGTTAAGAGAAATGGAGAGAAAGAGAGTTTAGATTTAGAAAAGATGCACAAGGTAGTGTTTCAAGCCTGCAACAATATTAACGGAGTATCTGCAAGTGAAGTTGAATTAAAATCACATCTTTCATTCTACAGTGGAATGACAAGCAGTGAGATACAAGAAACACTAATCAAAGCGGCAGCCGAATTAATATCAGAAGACTTGCCAAACTATCAATGGGTTGCTGGCAATCTAATCAATTATCATATTAGAAAAGAAGTATACAATAACTATGAACCATGGCATATCGCTGAGTTAGTTAATAAGAATGTCAAATCTGGATTTTATGATAAAGCATTATTAGAAGATTATTCAATAGAAGAATGGGAAAAGATTAATGGTTTTATCAAACACGATAGAGATTTTGACATCACTTATGTTGGAATGGAACAGTTTCGTGG